GAATGACCGGCTCACTGGGATTCAGTGTTCAATTCAAGCATGGTAAAGCTGAATTGATGCAAGTGCAAGACTTTAAGAAATTATAAGGAGGTGCCTATGAGCCAACGCAAGAGTAAGGAAGGGATGACCCACCAAGCAATCCTTGAGAAAGCGATTGAGCCTAGATGGTGTATCGGTTGTGGTTCACGAATGTGCAAGAAACCGAAGCAATCTTACGCCCAGTGGAACCGTCAGAGGTATTGTTCGCAGACATGCAATGGTGCCCAACCAAAGAAAGTAGTAAGTACCGCGCTTGACAGGTCTAATCTTCATAAGTTCTGGCGCCGCCGCATTCCCGAGCCAGCAGTTTGTGAACTATGCAGAGAGCCAAAGAAACTAGCTTTATCTAACCGTTCCAGTGAATATCTGAACGTCATTACCAACTGGTGGTATCTCTGCTACGAATGCCACGGCCGTTACGACTCGATTGGCTTAAAAGTATGGGAAGCAAGAAGGGAGTTATATGGACAATCAGGCCATTCTTGAAAAGGCAATATCCAAGGCGATAGCTGGCGGGTGGTTATCCGGCGCCGATTATAGTCATTACGTTCGGACCAACCCAGACCAAGTGGGATTATTGTTTTACCCAGACGATGATCGGACTATCGAATGGCATGACTGGGAGTGGCTCATCTTCAATCACGACTTCGCCCGTGCGCTGTGGGGCGACGGTATCAGGGTCGAAAGCATACGGGTGAATGGAGGCCCACCTGAGTACTATGATTCTTCCCCTGCTTGGAAGTCGCGCCTTCAAGAAATGGTCATCGCCGACGATCCAATAACTTATCTAGGGGAGCACCTAGTAACACCTGCAGAGGAGAAATAGAATGAATACATGGCAATCAGAACTAGTCAAAGAACTTAAGACAGTAAGCCAAGGCAAACAAGAAGCTGGTCAGCCAACAGCTCAGCTCGACGAGCTGATCGGCCAGCTAGAAACGGTTGCGTGTGATGAGTCACACATAACAAGCCGCCTGAATGAGTTGGGCCTGCAGTGGTTCGCCAGTAAAGTCAACGGACTGGGCTACCACACTACGGCACGTGCAGAGAATGACAAAGATGTCGCAACTGACTAGCATCCATACATTCCCGCCACTCAATAGATTGTGACCACATTATGCTTGTGGTATAATAAATGTAAACAGCGACGCCAACGAAGCTGATAACTCTACTTGAGGTATCAGCTTGGCTCGCAAATCTCCTTCCACCATCACAGCAGTAAAAGACGACCAGCCGGTTGATTCTGCTATTGATGAGCTATTAACGCAGAAGCAAGCCTCGTGGGATGCCATGCGCCCGATTCAAGCAACGTGGAGCGACCGTGAACGCCTACTGATTAACCGCCCTGCCGATTCATACACCCAGAAGACTACTAAATCCCACGTTACTGACGCCCACATCTCTACCCTCGCCTTTGAACGCCAAGCCCGTGTTGCCGCCCAGTTGCCGACAGGTATTATTTATTCCCTGACCAGTAAAGATGAGCAACCAGCGTTCTTAATGAACCTGATACTCAACAAGTACATCCTGCCGAGCGCCAACTCGCAGATGGATGCCCTGAGCAAACTGCGCATGTCCGGTGTCTACGCCAGCGTGTATGGTGCCTGCCCGATGATGTACGACTACCGCGTAGACGATGAATACATTGGTCCCGACTTCTGGATTATCCAGCCGCGCAACTTCTTCCCACAGCCAGGTAAAAACTCTATCCGCGACTGTGATTGGGTGATGATCTCCGAAATCCGCTCGATCTCTTTCTTCGACGCGATCCTGAAGCGTGAGAAAACCAGCTGGAACAAGAAGGCTATCAACAAGCTGAAAGAACTGACCAAAGACGGGGCGACACCAGCCCGCGACATCGATTCTTCCAAAAAGTCCGCTATTGAAAACGTGCGTACTGCCGGACGGCCGTATGCCGACAAAGGCTCCGCTGCCCGTGTCGAACTGGTTACGAAGTACGAGAAAGGTACGACTGGGCACTGGATTACCTTTGCACCTGATTACAAAGAAGCCGGTGTCTTGCGCGACATCCCTAACCCTCACGCGAATGGCCGCATCCCAATCGTCATGCGCCAGTGCTTCCCACTCGTTGAATCGATCTGGGGACTTGGTGACTTTGAGCGCGGCATTACCCTGCAGAAAGCTAAGGACAGTTTAATCAACCTCTACCTCGACGGGGTTAAGCTAGCCATCTTTAAGCCGCTCAAGATCGACGTCGCCAACGTTACGATGAGCTCAATCAAGATGGAAGCCGGTGCGCGTTGGCTCATGAAAGATCCAAACGCCGTTGCACCCTATGATTCCGGCGGCGCTGAAGCCCTGCAGAACTTCCAAGGGACGTATGAGTTCTTGACTTCTGCTCTGCTCAACCAGTTCGGGTCAAACCAACAGCAAGTCAGCAAGAACGATTCCGGCAACCCGGCGCTCGGCCGAACTCCACAGGCAATCGAAGCCCAGAACCAGCGTGAAGACGCCCGCGACAACTGGGATCGCTTCCAGCTCGAAAAGTGCCTCGAAGACTTACTCGAAGGCATGATCAACCTGCTTGCGGAAAAGCAGGAAAAGCCAATCAACTTCCACATCTTTGACGCTGACGTCGAACAGGTCATGCAGCGCTTCGGTACGACAAGCGCTAGCGGTGAGGTAATTAAGGCCCCAGACTTCATGTCGCCAATGGGGCGCAGTGCCAAATTGACGGTGGCCAAGAGCCTGATCAAAGGAGCCTACCGCTACATTGTTGACGCGTCCAGCACGATGCGTGAGCAAGAGGAAGCCCAGAACGAATCACTAGTGCAGATCATGAACCTCTACATCGCCAATCCCCAAGTCTACGACCAGTTATTACAGCGAGAGGGCTACCAGTTCAAGTTCGGCAGTGCCCTCAAGACATTTATCTACAACTCCGGTATTAATGATCCCGATTCAATTATCACCAAGATCAACCAGCAGCCCGGCCAGCAAGGCCAGCCAGGCCAGCCGGTGCAGATGCAGCCAGCGCAGATCAACCCCGCCCATCTGCAGTCGATCCAAGACCCGCAAATCCGCCAAGTTGCCCAACAGCTCTTCGGCCAAGGAGGTCAGCCACAGCAACCCCAACAACCGCAGCAGCCACCGATGACGCAGCAACCAATGCCTCAGATGCAAGGAGCAATGCCAAATGGACAATAACGCCGTCGTACCTGAAAACCTGATGCTTGACGCTGAGCCAATCGAAGCGGTAGAAAAGCAAGCTGTTACCGCAGCCCATCAGGAAGACGCTGAACTCGCCGCCCTCTACTTATCCAGCGGCTGGAAGCGCCTCGTCAAAGACATGCAGGCCGATATCGCCCTATTCAAGACAGGCGGCTTTATTAAGCACATCGATACCCTCGCCCTTGATGAAGTCGGCAAGCTGTTCGTCATCCACCAAACCGTAGCTACGTTCTTACAGAAGTACCTAGACAAAGTCGAATCGGCGGCTAAGGCGGTGGCTGATGCAGAACGAGCCAAGTAAACCGGAGGCAACGTATGTTATAGACCTCGACAAGTTACCCCAAGCCACACTCCAGGGACATATGTGGCGGCAAGAGGGTACGCAACTTAAGTGCATGTCCTGCCCCTTCACACACGCAACATTCATTCCGGTCGGCTACCAACTCTACGGTATCGATGACGACGGGAAGCCGATGATCAGGAAAATCGTAAGCTCTGAAGCTGCCGCGCCAAAAACTCAAATGCGCGGCGACTTGAGTGCTTAACTCAGGCGACGACCGAGCCTTACGTGGTCTGTAAACAGGAGAACGCATGGACGATCAAGCCCCAGCATCCCAGGCGCAACCAGTCGCTGCAGAAGCAAGCAGCGTTACACAATCGCCAAGTGTAGAACCAACCACTTCTGTTTCAAACGGAGCAGCCAGCCAAACGCAAACTGTGACCGACGATACGGCACAGCAAACGCAAGGCCAGCAGCAAACCGGTGAAGCTGAACGCCAGCCCTCACGCGCCGAACGGCGTATCAACCAACTGACGGGGCAACTCAAGCAGGTGACCGCGTCACAGCAAGCCACTGTGCCGCTGCCAACGGTGTCACCCCAAGTGCCACGGCTATCCGAAATGCTACAGGGCAGAGAGTCAATTGACCCTGCCGAACTAGACCAGATCGGCCAGCGTGTCGTACAAGGGGCTGTTCAGACAGCCAGAGGCTTAAACAGCTTGGAAGTCCAGCAGTTACGCCAAGAGATTACCCAGCAACGGGCAGTCGATGAGGTGGAAAAGGACGCCGCTATATTGCCAGTGCAATATGACGAGCTTAACCCCGATTCACCGAAATATAACCCAATCCTCGAAGAAAAGATTGAGGCGGCATTTAAGGCAAGGGCTGTTGTACGCAATCCCTATAACCCATCACAAGTGATGGTTGACCCATCGGTGAGGCTTTCCGACGTGGCAAAGGATTATGTCGAAGTGGCGAGAGCCGCTGCGGAACAAGGCAGATCCCAAACAAACGCAGCACTAGCGCAACAAGTAGATACCGGTGCGCTCACGCCGACAACAAACACGGTAGCCGAGAAATCAGTTGCCGACATGTCGCTCGCAGAACACGAAGCCTACTTAAAAGCAAAAGGTTACGACCTCTAATAAGCCGTTTCAAAGGGTTTGCCTCTCACTAAATAACAAAGAGGAAACCATAACATGGCAACTACTACTACCTCTACCCTGTCTGGCGAACTTCTTAGCTACCTAGAGAAGCGATTCCTGCAGCGTTCACGCGCAGCTATCATCTTCGGCGAAGGTGCTCAGAAGCAATCACTACCAGCTAACAGCGGTAAGAGCATCACATTCAACCGCTACGCCCCCTTGACTGTAGCATCCACTGCTCTGACAGAAGGCACAAACCCAACAACGGTACAGCCTTCTGGCACCCAGGTAACTGCAACGCTCGCCCAGTACGGCAACGTTGTGCAAGTCACTGACCTGCTGTTCGTGACGTCAATCGACCGCGAAGCTAAGGAAAAGACTGACCTGCAAGCCCAGAACATGGCCGAGACACTAGACCAGTTAATCCGCGACGAATTGTTCACGGGTGCAACGGTTCAGCTCGCTAACGGCCGCGCCGCGCTGACTGCCATTACTAGCACAGACATTCTGACTAGCACGGAAGTTCGCCGCGCCCGTCGCTCGCTCCGCAAGAACAACGCTATGACTTACGAAGACGGCACTTACCTCGGTAAGATCGGCCCTGACACCAGTTTTGACTTAGTCAACGACTCAGTCTGGCTCGCTGTCAGTGAGTACGGCGATTCTGCGAAGAGCGCTATCTACAAAAACGAAGTTGGTAAATTATTCCAGGTTCGTTTCGTAGAGGCAACCAGCAACCAGAAGAGCGAAAGCTCGTCAGTTACTGTCTATAGCAACTTCATTCATGGTCAGCAAGCCTTCGGTACTGTCGATCTCGACAGCCTGCCAAACGGCTTAATCATCAAGCAATCCGGCGATCAGGACACCAGCAACCCGCTGAACCTGTTCATGACGATTGGTTGGAAAGCTGCCTTTGTCGCGAAGACGCTTAACGCTAACTGGATATATAATATCAAGTGCGCAGCTAGCGCCTGATCTGTTATTTAACATGTGAGTGTGCTATAATCTACTTAGTACTTAAGAATGATTATGGCATATAACAAACAAGAATCAAGCGCATACGCGGCCGCCCATATGTGGGTTAGATACCATTATGGACGGCCACAGCGCTGCGATAATTGTCACACGACAGAGCCACGTATGTACCACTGGGCTAATATCAGTCGTACATACAAAAGAGAGCGTTCGGACTGGTTACGCCTATGTGTACCATGTCATAAACGCCACGACGTTACCGCACTTGGGGGCAAGATAAGAAGCAGACCCCAAAAGGTACAGCCGAGTAAAATCTGCCCCCAGTGCCGCGTCGAATTCTTTAAGAACCCGAAGCTTAGCATGCCTCAATGGCAAGCTACCTACCTTTGCAGCAAAGCTTGTTCCGCAAGGTTAACAGGCAAGAAGCTGAAAGGGAGCAGCCAGTCCGAAGCGACGAAAGCCCTCAAGACGGAAAAATTGAAGCAACGCTGGGCGACTAATAAAGAATGGCGTGAACACATTTCACAAACCATGCGCGGCAACCAGAACGCTCGCAAAGCTATTTAAGAAAGGCACAACATGTCAGATGTAAAACGAACGGTACGCGGGCAGCGCACGATGGCCAAGAACTCAATCCCTGCCAAGATGCACACCCACCCTCATACCAACAAGGCACTGAAAGCGGTAGCGATCAACTCCGGCTTCAAAAAGAAGTCGTCAGGTGGAACAGGCAACGGCTTGTCTAGCGCCGACATAAGGTACTAACATGCCTAGCAAACGATTACTAGCATTGATGGACCCAGAGGAGCGCGGCGAGTCGATGAAAGAACGACGTGCCGAGAAGCGCAACCCAAGCCTCGAAGCAAAAGAAACAATCAACATCAAGCCGCAAAACCGTGGCAAATTTACGCGTTACGCCAAAGGCAAAGGTGAAAGCGTCCAGACTGCAGCCCATAAGGTCGTTGAGTCTAAGACAGCTTCCACAAAGCTCAAACGTGAGGCACAGTTCGCCATCAATGCCAAGAAGTTTAAACACTAGGAGCACACATGAACCCAACCGATGAAGTCCAAGTGCAAGTATCCGCGACGGTCGGAGACATCATCAACGACCACATTAACGGCCTAAGCGGCTACCAAATTGCCGCGAAATATAACATAGACACCGAACGGGTGAAGAAGATCATCAGCGACGCTGACAACCGTTTAGCCTTTGTGCCGCCGGATGAAAACGGCCACCGTGAAGCACCCGTTGATTTTGTCGGCGAAACGCTGATCGAGCCGCTAGCCGAAGGCGAAGACCCCAGCCCAAAAAACCCACGGGGGCATAAGTAAGTGTCACAACTGGCCGCCGGTCGTGTAAGCGACATGAACCGGCTTGTCTCGCAGCGGGATAACTACGACAAATATACGGCCAAATGGAACGAAACGCAGCTTAAGATCGACGACTTAATCGAAGAAGGCAAATGCCCTGTTATCAGGCACGAGCGCGAACGATTAGTACGCGCGGCCCGCGCAGGTGACAGCAGGCAGATCATGCGTATCTCAGCAATCATTACAGAACATATGAAAACGGGCCACCGTAAACGATATTTGCGACAGTGGCTCAAGAAAGGTTAAACAATGGCAAAAAGTGATGTCTTTACTGCTAGCGGCGTATGCCAGGCAGCATCAGGCGGCCTATGGGCGGTCAACGTTACGAAAGTAGCGACTGGCGCGGGCGTTGTCCGCGTGTGGGACAACCCTACAACTAACTCAGGTAAGAAACTATTTGAGGGCGACGGTTTGGTACAGGGCAGCTTCTGCATGACAGACGGCAATGGTGGCCCGACGACGGCAACGCAGGGCCTGTATGTTGAACTCGGCGGCACGACCAACGCAACTGTAGTGATAGTACACGACTAATGAAGATTCTTCTGGCGCACAGCGACCCGAAATTACCGGCCCGTGAGTCAATCGACTTGTGGCGAATTATCCGTCCATTTGCTGAACTAGAGAAGCATGTTGACTGGCAGATTGACCATGTGCCATACCTTGTGCCAGAAGAACTGTTTGACGATCAATCAAGAGTAAAGATCGACGACCTGCTAACGCACCTCGAAACTATAGCCGACTACGACGTTATATGGACGTCGTACTTCCCTGACGCTATGCTATTTGACGCATTGCAGTTCATGTGCGAACGAAGCGGTACGAAGTTTGTTCTAGACTGCGACGACGATATGTACCATATCCCCGCCCACAACGGTATCTGGAAATCAGCCGGGGCAACCGGCGTCCAAAGTTTACAGTGGATGGTACAGAACGCCCCGAATCTTGTTACCTCCTGCCCGAATCTCAAGGCGGAGTTTGAGAAACATCGGAAAGCCCCTACTTATATTCTTCCAAACTATATAGGTGCGGACTATAAACATAAACCGTTCAACAATGGCGACAAGGTGGTTATCGGCTTTTTTGGCTCAGTCACTCACAAACACGACTTGTTCAACACCGGCTTTATAGAAGCGCTGCAACAGTTGATGAACAAGTACGTGCACGTCCATGTCGGCACGGTCGGCCTGGCAATTGACGCCTACTTACCAAAAGGCCGTTATACACACTATCCCGGTAAGCCTGGCCGCGCCTGGCTCACCGAAGTCTGGCCGAACATTAACGTAGATATTGCCGTCGCCCCGTTGGAAGATACCCCGTTTAACCGGGCAAAGACGAATATCAAGTGGTTAGAGACGGCCATGATTCCCGCCGCTTTCGTTGGCTCTAATATCCCGCCATACCAAGGCACTGTTGAACATGATAAGACGGGGCTGCTTACCGACAATAGTTCTGAGGGCTGGTACGAAGCGCTGGAATCCTTGGTCATCAACCCAGAGAGACGTATCAAGCTGGCTGCCAATGCCCGTAAAGAGGTACTAGCTAAGTGGAACATTGCTACCGGATGGGAAACGCTGAAGACGGTGGTGGAACAGATAAACGGCGCTTGACTTCTGGCGTGTTTGTAGTATAATGCACAACTAGGATGAGTATTGTAAGGACTATCAAGAAAGCCGCCGTAGGAGCCATTCTGACGCTAGGCGTATTGGTTGCCATCTTCACTGTGCTTGTCTTAGGTACTATCGCCAATACACTCGGTGCGAGGTCAGCAGTTCCCGCAAAGGCTACCCCAGCCATAACTGCTTATACTAAGTATGATGACCCAGGAGCATTCACGGTCGCGAACCTCATTGAAGCCATCAACGCGGCGAGAGCCGCAAAGGGCGTACAGCCCGTAACCGAAAGCAAAATACTTGACGCAACCGCCCAAGCACATGCCGTTGACATGCAACAGCGTGGTTATTATGCACACGTCAGCCCAGATGGTAAGACGCCGCAAGATCGCATTGCATTGGCTCTCGGCAGAGACGTTTACTCCGGCGAGAACGAAGACAACATATGCCCTGGTGTCACAGTAAGCGGTGAGATGAAGCGTATCGCGGCAAGCGCCGAACATTACGCCAATCAAGAAGACCCGCAGATTAACTACTTGGGTGTTGGGTTTGTAATATCCAGCACCAACACATCTACCTGTAATGGCTATTTAGTTTTCGATTACGCGCAACTCTGATATAATATAAGCAAACGCCGACGTAAACGAAGGCGAGCCTACTACTAAAGAAGTAATGGCACAACCGTAAGGTTGTGTTTTTTGATGTCAAAAAATCCTCCGAGCGATTGTGCGGAAGGATTTTTCAAATGGGACCATCAATACCCCTGGTCAGCGGCATAGGTAACTTCCTTGGCGGCGCTGGGGACATCGTAACTCGTGACGCAGGGCATGCGCTAAACGCAGGTAATAACCTATTGGCTGGCTACGGCTTGCACGCCCCAGCCACCGCGCCTGCTGGCGGCTATGCGCCTGGTACAGGCCCTAACAGCCTCGGCACTCAATTAGTCAACGGCGCCCATGCCGACCCTAACAACCCAGGAACAATCGTCAACTTTGCCGGCATGGGTCAACCCGTTTCATCTTTTACCCCCACACCCAGCAACATTCAAGCTAGCCAGAACAGTGCACCTACCGGCCAGCAAACTCCTGGTCAGACTAATAACGTAACCACCAATAATACGCCTGGTACCGGCAGTGGTTGGAGTGCCTACAACAACGCGTATAACACCGTCACTGGCGGTCTGCAAGATCAGCTAAGTTCTATCCCCTCGTACCGAGACGCAGATGTTGCAGCGTACAACGGCTTGTATAACGCAGGACAAAGCGGCCTCGAAGCACAGCACCAGACTGGCCTGACTAACTTAGGCATCGGGCAAACGCAACTCGACACACAGCGCACGCAAGGTATACGCAATCTTGGAAACTCGCTCAGAACGGCACTCAACGGTTACCAGAACCAAATCGGTGTGATGGGCGCGGGCAATAGCTCTGCCGCACCGCTGATTGGTTACGCGTTGTCGCAACAAGGCAACCGCGAGATGGGCGACCTGAACAACCAATACAACACCCAACAGACCGGCATTAACTCACAAGGTGCATCTCTCGAAGCGAACTTTAACGCCCAGAAGCAGATGCTTGATGCACAGCGCAATCAAGCGCTAGAACAGATCGCGACCCGCTACTCTGCACAACAGGATGCCCTACAGCAAGCCATGAAGCAAGCCGGAGCGCAACAAGCCCAATATCTAGCTATCTACGGCCAGACGGCGCTAGCAAACCAAGCCGTGCAAGACTTGCAAGCGCTCGACCAGAAATACAATAACTCAGTCACGGACCTTCACCAGAGCCTGATGGGTGCCGCCCAGCAACCAGCACCTGACATTAGCCAGTACACCGGGCTGCCGAACGTGACCCCATTCACCCAGCAGCAACTACAACCGCTGACATTACAGGCAAACCAAGATACTACCAATAACGCTTTCGCCGCGCCATCCCTGATGCGTCGGCCAGACCAAACAACCGCACAAAGTAACTTTGGCTTCTAAGGAGGCTCCCTATGGGCTTACTCGACGGCCTCGGTAACTGGCTGAAGAACGAGTTTGACTCGATAACGGGACAGCCCCAGCCTGCCCCTGCTCCGCAAGTGGCACCACAGCCACAGCCTTGGCATGCGCCGATGGCCTTACCGGGCGCGGCGCCCCAAGCACTCCCGAAGCCACCGCCACTAGCACCGCAACCAACCCAACCAAATCTCTACCCAAACGTTGCGCCCGGCCTACAATCCCAAGTCCAAAACAGCATCCACCTCAATGCACCGCAAAAGATAAAGATGCTGCAGGGGATGAACAGCGACCAGCCGGTACAGTTTAACCCCATAGCTGCGACGGGTCAGGTTCTAGGCCAGGGTGCGATTGATTTTGTCAAAGGCGCGACCCAGTTCGCGACCAGCACCGCCCAGAAAGCAGGTCGCCAATTCCAATACTTGAGTGGACCGACGGCAACCGACGCCCAGCGCCAGTCTATCCTACACAACCAGCAAACGGCGCAACAGGCCAATCTACCCCAGCCTACGCAATCCTTGTTAGCGCAAGCCCCTGTACAAGGCAAACTACAAGCGTATCAGCAAGTGGCTCAGAACAAGCCGATCTCCATAGTCAACCAGGGTTTGCAAAAACAGGTTGGCGCATATAACAAGCAGACTGAAGAAGGCGCAGGTAACGCTGCACAAGCAGCATTAATGGGGTTGGCTCCGGCCGCAGAGGGACTCGGCAGTAAAGTCTTAGGCGGCCTTGTCGATAACCCCATTGTTCGGAAGGCCGGTGCGGATATTCTCGCCGGGGCCTTAACTGGTGGCCCATTCAACGTAGCGGGTGCTGCAGGTAATGGCACACTTCGTCCGCAGGATATACCATCGTTGTATCTTCAAGGTACTGGGACGGGCATTTTGGCCGGTGGCGCAGCGGGAGCGCTACGGGTAGCACCGCTCGCTTCCGATGTCGTTAAGTCAGGCGTAAACAATGTGGCCGACCATCTCAACGCACCAGCTGCAGAAGCAGCCGAGAAAGCCTCTGGCCTATCCCGCAACAATATACTGAACGACAACGATGCAGGTACGCTGAGAGACTACGCCGATTGGAAGATGGGCGACCGAGGGGCGATACGCAGTGCGGACTTTAATGCCCTAGATGCGCGGGCGAGACATGCGGCCGAGACTGCCGGTATCGACATTCTGCACGGCTCACCACGGGATATCGCCTCCCGCGTCCCT